TTTTGATTATGAGCACATGCTCTAAGTGCAGGATCTGGTTCGATGACAGACTCAATAAAAATATCAAGACCACGATTCCACTTGTCTTTTTTAGTTTCGTCATCTGAAATTGTATTTTGATCTTTCATCGTTTTTTCCTAAGATTTTTTTCTATGTATGAAACAGCAGATGAATAATTTCTTGATTTGTGAACTATTGATCCGTTGTTGATAATAGCAAACTTTTTAGAACTTGCAATAGGAACTGCTGCCCACATTCCATCTTTAGTAACATATCCATTAGGGTGTCCACACTTGTTTTCCAGAATATCTCTGTTGGGACAAGTATAGAACTTTCTGTAATCTTTTGATTCTGACATTAGAACACCGCAGTGACGCTCACAATAGTTGCCGTAGGGTTACGTGCAAGTGCAGTTTTTCTTGCATCCTCATAATTTTTTGCTTGCACAATTTCATCAAATACATTGCCAGCAACATAGAGTTGAACTTTGACTTTCATGATGTTCCTTGATTACTTTTGTATTATAGCAGAGTGGAGCAGCATCCTACTCCTAGTGTGACATTTCTACTTCCGGACCACGGACACTGCTGCCTCTCCCTGCTCAAATACAGTGTCAACCACTGCCTGAACACTCCTGGCAGTGCTGATGCCCACCTTATCAAAGACAGGCACACAGACCAGTCCAAAGGTCTTCTCAGCACCACCCAGACGGATCACACGACCGATAGACTGACTGATTCCAATGTAGTCCATGTTCCGCATGAACAGGACTGCCTCCAGTCCCTTGACGTTGATGCCTTCAGACAGAATGCTGTGGTGCATGACAACAAAACGAGTATCATCCTGACCCCACTGATTCAGAGTTTTGAAGAACTCTTCACGGGATACTTTCTTACCATTGATGATAGCACCAGTCTTGCTAGTGATATACATCCAGTTGTATCCACGCTCCTTAAGTTCATAGCAAAAGTCGGACTGACTCACAAGACGCATAATCTGTTTGGTAGAACGTGCTGCAATCAGAATCTTATTGAGTGAGTTTGCATCAATCGTATTCAACAGATTCTTATCATCAGATAGTTTGAAATCACCCTGAGGTAGTTGATGAACCACAACCTTAGGAGGAAGGATATAACCTTCTTTGACAAGTTGAGGTGCAGGAACATTACAGATGACCTGACCATAAACCTCAGGATCATTCATTCCTGGTTTGAATATAGACAACGAGTGCTTAGGAGTCGCAGTGAAGAAATAGCAACGATCAGCATCGCTACTGAAGAACTCAGTTGCAGGAAAGAAATTACGTTGAACGGAGTTATGTGCCTCATCAAAGTAAATGGTGTTTACTTCAATGTCTGCTTCCATAACACGATGCAGAGAATGATATGTAGTGAAGATAATGCAATTCTCACCCATAGTGCGAGCACAGTTTGCAAACAAATGAATTTTGTCTGCTTTAGTTGTGCTGACGTGATGTGTTTCACCACTGTGAACGTGCATCACATGCAGATAAGGATCATCAATAACTTCAAGGAACTCTTTACAGAGTTGTTCTGCCAGAAGAATACGAGGAGCAACTACAACAATGGTTCCACCATAAAGAAGATCAATACGAGCATCTTCAATCATGCAGATAGTCTTACCACCACCTGTAGGAACAATGATCTGCCCTTTGTCGTGGTTCCCCATTGCCTGTAGAGCGTCTTTCTGATGGGGGCGAAGGGTAATCAAGTGCTCTCCTGTCTTGTATGAACATATTATAGCAGAAAACCACCCCGATTAGGAGGTGGTGTGACAGTTTTGCAACCGGTTTCTATAGTGTCTTAAAGCTTCCTCTTCAACCCGGACAAAGGTAGTCTATAGGGTTTTCATGATTCTGTCAAGCTATTACGTTGAACTTGTTACTACCTCCCATGCAGAACCATTCCAGAAATTAAGTTTATTAGTGGTTGTGTTAAACATAATTGCACCTTTATGAAGGTTGCCATAACCACTCATCAAGTTTCTCTTAGTGCTATTGAATGTAGGAAGTGCAAGTGCATCATATCCAGATTGGTTCTGAGTCAGTGTTGCAACGCCACAGAATACTGTGCCACCTGTGCTAACATTAAGTCTTCTAGACTCATTGTTATAAACAACAGAACCACCAGGAACACCATTAGGAGCAAGAAGTTTCTTGGCAGTTGCTGTTCCAAATCCAGATTGGATTGGATTTACATTCTGATTACCACCAGCATTTGCTGACCAGAGGTTAGCAACGATGTCTAATTCTTCATTATTAAGTGAAGGCATAATGACATAACTGTTCATCGTGGTACTTGCCGCACCAACATCAAGAACAGATCTTGCGAAGTAAGTATTGATTCCGATTCTTGTCAGATACTTTTTACTATCATGATCATTGGGAATCATACCCATATCAGTTCGACCATATCCTATGGTTGCAACACCAACGGAAGGAACAAACAATCCAGATGATCCAAACATTGTGAAAGAACCACCATCTGCTTGGAAGTTTCCATATGCAACTTGTGGAACAACTTGTCCTAGTGCGGATGGAATTGTTCTTGGATCTTCTTGCAATGATCCATCAGAAGTTGTGGTGATTCCAAGTTTAGTTCTACCGACGATTGCACCGGTAGAGTATAAATCACCAAAGATTGTAGAGGCATAAGCACCAAGGAATCCAGCATCACTTGCTGTTCCAACTCCTAACTTTCCTCCAACAAAAGTATCACCCGATAATGTGGCAATACCAGTGCCAACTCTAAAATTACGATTGACAAGAACATCATTGAATGTAGAAATACCACTGGTTATATGAATAATTGCACTGCTAGAGATTGGTAAGGCACTACCATCACCCAGAGTAAGTTGATTATCACCTTGCCCTACGGTTACAATACCTGAGAACTGACCATAACCACTGACAAATACATTTCCACCGACTTCTAATTCTCGTGTGAGTGTAATCCCATGACGATTTACACCGACCTTGCCATCATATGTGGTCTCAAACTTGGTCATATCGTCATAACGAACCTTGAAACTTTCTGTCGTTCCAGCACCAGATCCAGAATGAAGGTTTACATTAACACCACCAAGGTCATAATTAGAGAGACTGAGTGTTCCTGAATTGAAACTTAGAACACCACTGCTGTTACCAGTTCCAACAGATTGTCCGACACTGATTCTCGCGGTACTGAGAGATGTGATAACATCGACTGCTGCGTTTGATGTTTTTCTAACTTCAATATCAGCAGCAGGAGTATCAGAACCAACACCAATCTTATTATCAACAACCAGTGCGGTCACAGTTGCAGATGAACCAACAATATTTGCTACTGTAATTTCAGGAGTTCCGGCAAGTGCAAAAGAAGTTCCGGCAAATCCTGCGGTTTGTGCAACACCACTCAGGTATCCTGTGACATTACCAGTTACATTACCAGTAACATTTCCGTTTACATTACCGGTAACATCTCCAGTAATGTCACCTTCAAAACTTGTTGAAGTAGTGACACCAGTAACATTTAATCCACCAGCAGTAATTTGTGCATCATCGGTGAATGTTGCAATACCAGATACTACAATACCTGTAGAGTTTGTATCAAACTTCGCGGCATTAACTTCTCCAGTTAAATTTCCAGTAAAACTTGTAGCAGTTACAGCACCACCAACATTCAAATCATTCTTTATCTCAGCACTGGAGAAGAATGTGGAGAATCCAGATGCAAGTAAACTCGAACCGGTTATAATACCAGTTGCTCTAAATGAACTTGCGGTTACAATACCCGTGAAGTTACCTTGTCCGGTTGAATCAATACCAACACCATAAGTTGCTGATGTTGGATCATCACCAACTTGTAGTAAGGTTACCGGATTGGTTGTGCCTACCCCGACATTAGCTATGGTGGAGATTCCTGCGTCGGTGATAGACCATCCAGTTCTCGCAACAGCAACAACACCGGATAGTAAACTACCATCACCAATGAATTGTTGTGCCGTTACAACACCGGTTGCATTAAGACTGGTTGCATCTAATACAGTTAATGTCGATACACCAGATATGAATACGTCCTCAGTGACAAATAAGTCCGTTGTCGATACAACACCACTGACCTTTGCAGTTCCTCTTACATCAAGAAACTCACCCGGAATCGATGTGCCAATTCCAACCAGACCATTTGAGTCTACTATAAAGTTGTCATTATCAACTTGAACACCATTACGAAAATTAAAGGACTTCTTATAATTTGCCATCTAATTTAGGATCTCCATTTAGTTATTTATCTGATAATTTTTGCTCTAGAATTTCAACCTTAGCTGATAATTCCTTAACTGCTTCAATGAGTAGTGCAGTGAGTTTGTCATACTTGACTGCCATGTAACCAGTTTCTCTCGTAACTGTGAGTCCAGGAAGTCCAAGAGCATCGATTTCTTGTGCAATAACACCAGTATCTTCACCCTCGTGAACACCACCTTCAACCCAGGTAAATGTATTACCACTAATTGAGAGCACCTTGGCAAGAGGTTGTTCAATTGGTGTGATATTCTCCTTCAATCT